GTTGGTAGGTCATTTGATTGATGGTAATGTTGAATACTTTGAAGCAGACTATGATGTTGCATCAGCGATTGATAACTTCTGCGAAGGGTATATCGACGTTAATCATGGAACGCTACAGTGGGATGGTATTGATATGCCAGAACTCTTTACTGACCGCATTGTGCAGATGAAAAGTGAAGGGTTTAACTTCCAGCCGATGTTGGAGTTCTTAAACAACATGAATGAGAACCCATCAGACCATGCTATCACTGAACTGTTTGACTTCATGCAACATAAGCATATGCCCATCACAGATGATGGATGCTTCCTTGCTTATAAAGCTGTGGACAAAGACTTCAAGGATAAGTGGACTGGCACGTTTGATAACTCAGTGGGTAACACTGTTGAAGTCGAACGTGATAAGGTGGACTCCAATCGTGATCGTGGATGTAGCAATGGATTGCATGTAGGTGCTGTGGACTACGTTAAGGAGTACGGTGATGAGGATGGTGGAGATCAATTCCTTATCGTCAAGGTTAATCCTATGGACGTAGTTAGTGTGCCAACCTGCTCACGCTACCAGAAGTTGCGATGCTGTAAGTACGAAGTAGTTGCCTTGTTTACTGACCCCATTAACGAGTCAGTACACATTACCGATAAGGCTCCAGTCGAAATGGAAGTCACGCATTACGACAATGCGTGGAAGGATAACATTCGTGAGCGAATTGAATCCTTAACCGCTTTGATGACTGCATAGTGTTTGTGTGCTTTGTTGCACAGGTGGGTGGTGGGTCGTTCCTGCCACCCACCATTTTCTAATAGATGAGGTGATGTATGGTTCCCAAAGGGTTCTGGAGCATGATGGCCTTCTGTGTCGTCCTCCCCTTTATCATTGTTGCTACTTGGCCTGTGTGGGTCTTTTTTGGTGTTGTTAAAGACATGCCAAAACCAAAGAAGCAAATTAAACCTAGACCTTTACCTACACCTTTGCCTACGCTTAAACCTCAAGTACAATATGTACCACAAGTTGCTGCTAAAGCTAAGGTTGTAAAAAAAGACAGAGCCGTAAAAGAAGTAGACCACACACCACCAAAAGTAACTACTAGGGAAGCAATTATTAACGATGCTATATCTGCATTGGTGGCTATCGGTTTTAAGAAAACTGAAGCTAAAAATGCAGTTCATAAAGCCTGCAATGGTAAGGTTTTTGATAATGTGCAGGATGTTATCAAGGCGACAATGAAGAAGCCCAACTGGAAATAGTGTATAATAAGGTGAAGCATGAATAGATTAAAAGGAATGACCGCATACTTGTGCGGCGCGATGGACAGGGTTGAAGACGGTGGTGTAGTATGGAGAGATTATATTACTCCTAAATTACAAGAGCTTGGCGTTGGGGTTTTTAACCCTTGCAATAAACCTAGTGATTATGCACCAGAAGATGAAGATACGAGAACCCTCGTAAACTCATTGAAGAGACAACAAAACTATGATGGAGTCTCTAAAGTCATGAAACCTATATGTGCTGTTGACCTAAGAATGGTGGACATAGCACATTTTATTGTTATGAGTCTGGATGTGGACAATCATCTTTGTGGATCATATCACGAAGCCTTTGTTGCTATTGGTCAAAAGAAACCAGTAGTAGTTATGTGTAAGCAGGGGAAAAGTAGTTTACCGAACTGGATGTTTGGAGTTTTGCCGCACCATATGGTGTTCTCTAATTGGAGCGAACTCCTAGAATACCTATACCATATTAACGAAGATGAAGAAGTGGATCATTTGAATCGCTGGAGATTTTTCGATTTTAATAAGGTATATGGTAATGATAGACATACAATTCAACCGTAGAGACTTTATGCGGATTGGTGGTATTAGTGCTGGACTAAGCACTATTGGCCTGACCGACATTAAAGCTCAAGATGCACCTCTATGCCTCTCACCAAATGATAAGTCTGTAATATGGGTTTGGCTTGGTGGTGGTGCAACTCAAGTAGAAACATTCGACCCGAAGCCAGATGCTCCAGATAATGTAAGAGCAATTAATGGTTGGGTTAAAACAACTGGTGGATACCACATCGGTTCCGACTGGGCTAACCTAGCTACAGTTGGTGACAAGATGACAGTTGTTCGCTCTTTCGCTCATGGTAATGCCAGCCATAGAACTGGTACTCATTGGGTAATGACTGGCTATAACAGCACAGATAACACCCCTTTGTCTCCATCGTATAACCCTTCTTATGGTTCTATAGCCGCTAGTGCGTATGGAACCAACAACCCCATAACTGGTATGCCAGCTTATGTACGAGTTAATAACATTACCTATGATGGTGGTGCTTGGCTTGGTTCTGATTACAAGCCCTATGATGCTACTGGCGAAGGTGTTAAGAACCTCCAGCTAAAGATAAACAAAGATCAATTTCTTGGTCGTCAAGATTTATTGAATAGTCTTGACAAGATGCAAGAGAGTTCTGGCCTTCGTGACCAGTCTTATAACATGCTTCTTGGAAACATCGCTAGTGCTTTTGATGTAAAGAAAGAAGACCCTAAAACTATGGAAACATACGGCAAGGGTATTGGTGAGCAATTACTATTAGCTCGTCGTTTAGCTGAACGTGGAACTAAGTTTATCACTGTTCAATATGGTGGATGGGATATGCACAGTAATATATCCGCAGCGTTAAAGGGTAGAGTTCCACCAGTTGATAAAGCACTTACTGCACTTATTAATGACATTAACAATAAAGGTCTTAGTAAAGATGTAATGGTGGTTGTTACTGGTGAATTTGGCCGCACCTATAAGATTAATGCAAACTCTGGACGAGATCATTGGCCTCGACTGTCACCATTAATGATTTCCGGTGGTGATTTTGACATGGGTTATGCTCTTGGTGAATCCACCTCTAAAGCAGAAGAACCAAAGACAGATCCCTTTAATCCACAAAACCTCACCGCAACTTTATTGAAGCATTTTGGTATAGACCAACACACTACAAGAATTGATATGGCCGGAAGACCAAGATATTTTGTAGATGTTGGCACTAAGTCAATACTATAAGCATAACACAAGAAGAGTCGGTCGTCCTTGCTCTTCTTTCCTGCTTCTGGTTTTTTAGCTGTGACCGAGCAAAAGAGATAAAATGAAATACCTACAATTTATAAAACTTAATCGTAACTCCATCTTCAATGTCGTAACGCTGGCTCTTATAGCCTGTCTTGGATTATGCAACTATGGTCTTGAAAAAGAGATAGATAAAACCAGAAGCATGATGTATCCCATGATGCGTGAGGTAATGGATTTAAGCATGATGATGGAATCTTTTGTTGAAATGGCTCCAGAAGAGATGAGAAGAATAGTAATAGAGACGATGAAAGAACAAGAGCAAGAAGGAGATAAGTGAAGGATATAGTCAGGTTATTGTAATATTATTTTGACAATGAGGAGGATCTAAACTAGATAGTTATCCACAGAAAGGGTACACATGAGCTTTGAAAAAGGTAAACCCATTAAGAATTTGATTTATGGAGTAACGCACCCGTTGAAGATGGCAAGAGATAAGCCTATTATGTTTATGTTAATAATGGGCGTTGGCGTATACTTCACTGGTGTCGCCTCTGGGTGGTGGTCAATAGATGCTTTGAGCAAAATGCTGCCATTCATGAAATGATTTGTTTTACTAAGAACTCCCAAAGTGGGAGTTCTATTTTTTGAAAGGGCTAAAGCATGAATAATAGAAGAAATTTTTTGTATAATTGCGCTATAGCGTCTTTTCTCGGAGTGACTTTTGCAGCAGATAGTTCTGCTGGTATTTTTAACAAAAGAGCCTGTCCATTTTGTAACAACCCAGACATTAGCCCTAACGCATTGTTGGGTAATGTAAAATGGGATAGAAAAGATTTTAGATATTTTATAGCCGGTAGAGATACCTATGACATGGAACGAGATGTATGGGATAACGAATTTAGATTAGCATTTGATTCTTGGTCTAAAGTAACACCTCTTAGGTTCAACCAAGTTGAAGCCGGTAAAGAATGTGATATAGTTATTTCCGTTGGTAATAGAAAAAGACAAAAGTTTGGTAAGGCTGGAGGTGTATTGGCTTGGGCGCAACTGCCATCAACTAAAAACTTTGATGGGGTTCTCATATCAAAATTTGATTTGGCTGAAAACTGGATAACACCAGTGGAATCCATAGCAGAGCATGGCACGATACTTCGTTCAGTCGCTGCTCACGAAATAGGACATCTACTTGGTTTGAGCCATTCCGATAACCCAGACGCATTAATGTATCCTTATATAAATAATGCACTCCAGCCTAGAGAGGACGACATTAAGAAGATACAAAAATTATACGGAAAACCGTGAAGTCTTAACTAAAGATAATAAGGAGGGAACCCTCAGTTTACTTGGATATAAACATCAATCCTAGTATAATAAAGAGAGGTTCGCATGTGGTATGTTTGCAAATGCTACCTCAGATTAATGGCAATGGCTTTCTTTTTTTTCTTGCCGTTAATAATACTCAATTTGTTAATTTTAGCGGCGGTTCTTGACGGATGATACAGCAGGACGAAATTATCAGCGTAAAACGCTGGATGTCTCTTGGGGACTGCAATTACGAAATAGACCACGACGATGATTCAATCCCAGAATCCGGCGTGGTCTATTGCAATATAGAGCATATACATAAATTCTTTGCAAAGTGCGACTACACAGACAACAAATATGTAGTAATCAGTGCTTTTAGCGATTATGGTGTAGCCATACAGAAAGAAAACCCAGTCGCTCACGATATGCTTAAATGGCTACCTTTTATCAAACAAGACATTCTAAACGCAGAATATGCACCGCTTCTACTAGCGCCAAGATGCGAAGTTGATAAATGCAAGATAAACGATAGGTACTCTGTTAAGTGTTACTCAAGTACCTACTCTACGTTTAATGTAATACCCAAAAATGTTGTCAAATGGTTTACAGTTAATCCTATGACCAAAGACGACAGAATTACTGCAATACCTCTTGGTGTAGGAAAAGATGCCGCAGATGACATCTGTTTCACCGCAACCAACCCGCTTTTGGTAAATAGCTCTGACCGAGTGAATTGGGTCTATGCAAATTGGCAGCTAAATACTTTGGAAAGAAACGACTTGATGATGGCGCTTGATCATCAAAGACCACCTTGGGCTACTATTGTGTTAGAACCCAAGAGCTATTTGGAATATCTTTCAGATCTATCTAAACACTCTTTTGCAATGTGTCCTAGAGGCAATGGTGTGGATTGCTATAGAGTTCTGGAGTGTTTATACTGTAACTGCATACCAATCGTAAAAGACGAAATAGCTTACGGCTACTTAGAGGGTCTTCCTCATGTTAAAGTTAAAAACTGGCAAGAAATAAATATAGATTTTTTGAAAGAAGAACAAAAAAGAATAAGCAAAACATCCTTCAATATGGATAAAATAAAGCTTGAATTTTGGAAAAACAAAATAGAGGAAGCAAGGGGTTTGCTAGGTAGATGAAAGCGATTTTCGCCGGAATGATGGCTTGGGCAATAGAATTGTCTATAGCAGCAATTTTTCTGTTTATATTAAAAAGAGAAGAAACGAAAGTAATTTCAAGAAGGAATAAGAAGTAATGGCTTTTTTGGACACAACACGTAATATTAATTTGTCATCCCCAATTAATCAGCTGGGCTATGGGGTAGCTGGTCTTAATATCGCAAAAGCTCTTCATGACTTACAGCATAGTGTTGCTTTGTTTGTTATTGGAAACCTTGAAGCGCCAGAAGCATACCATGAAGACCTAAAGCAAATGATTGCTAATAGCAGGATGCCTGATTGGACTGCTCCTTCTATAAGACTTTGGCATCAGCACGATATGTCTCAATTTGTTGGTAACGGAGCTAGATATGCTTTTCCAATCTTTGAACTCGATAAGTTTGCCGATCTAGAAATTCATCATTTATCTCATGTAGATCACTGGTTCGTGACTTCTGAATGGGCTAAGTCTGTAATGGTAGACCAGCTTAAAGACATTAGAGGCGAGGACTACATGAAAGAAAACACTCATATCATCCCTCTTGGTGTAGACAGGTCGATATTCAAAGAAGGGGTTGGTCGGAGAAAAGAGACGGTCTTCTATAACTGCGGAAAGTGGGAAGTTAGAAAGGGTCACGACATCTTAATTACAGCCTTTAATGAGGCCTTTAATGTGGATGATGAGGTAGAGCTTTGGATGATGTGTGATAACCCATTCTACAGCGAAGAAGAAAACTTCCAGTGGGAAAGGCTTTATCGTTCTTCAAAATTAGGGGATAAGGTGAGGGTCATACCCCGACAAAAAACACAAGAAGAGGTGTATAGTATTATGTCACAAACTGATTGTGGTGTTTTTCCCTCTAAGGCAGAGGGTTGGAATTTAGAGCTTTTGGAAATGATGAGCTGTGGTAAAAGCGTTATCGCAACGGACTACTCTTCACATACTGAATTTTGCAATAAAGATAACTGCAAGTTAATCGAAATTAAAGAGACAGAAGTAGCCCATGACGGCAAGTGGTTCAGAGGTCAGGGCAACTGGGCAAAAATTGGCGATGAAGAAATCTCTCAAATAGCAAAAGCGATGAGAGAGATACATGAAATGAAGCAAAAGGATGAATTAAACATCAACCAAAACGGCGTAGATACAGCCAAAGAATTTAGCTGGGAAAAATCCGCTAAAACAATATTAGAGGCGATTGAAAAAAATGATTCACATACTTAATGCCACTGGCGGTTCGGATGATATAAATAAAATCCAGTACGAAGGCAGTCCAAGACCCAAAGAAGAAAAATGGATGAAAAAAGAACATCCGTTGTTAGATATAAACTGGAAAGAAATACTACCTCCCCCACCAGAAAACACAAGCGATGTAACAAAAATAGATCTTCAAGAAGTTGAAAGGGCAACAAGAGGCATTTCAAAAGAAGACTATGATTTAGTAATGCTTGTGGATGATGATCCAAAGAATGTATTTATACCGTATCTAAAAAAGCACAACCTGCCCTACCCCGCAGAGCTAGTAGACTTAGCTTTAGACAATATCTATCCCGTATGGCTAAAACTAAAATATCACCACAAAAGACCCAGACCATTTCAAATAGCTCCGCATCTTGGATACATTATTTCCGTAATACAAACCTCTACACACCAAACACCTTCTTATCCCAGTGGACATTTAACAGAGGGCGCTTTAATTGCAGGGGTTCTTTCCGACCTTTACCCTGAACACAAAACGGCCTTCTATGAGGCCGCCGGTTTAGTGGGAAAAGCTAGAGTCTTACAGGGAGTGCATTACCCCAGTGACAATGAAGCATCAATGATTCTCGCAAGAATTGGGTGGGAAAATATTAAAGGAAACCTAGATGATAAATGGACTAATCTTATCAAAGAATAGGGCGTCTCAATTACGATTTTTGCTAGAAAGCATATCCATAAATGCCCCAAATCTCTTTAATGAAATCAAAATAATCTACACATCTACGGATGATGATTTCACTAAGGGGTATGATAAATTAAAAAACGAACAAATCTTGCCCAATATCGTTTGGGAGGAAGAAAAGGATTTTGTTCCAGATTTTCTGAACGCTCTTAAAACCTGCGAGTCTGAATATATATGTGGAATAGTTGATGACTGTGTTATCTACAAGCCACTACCCACAACGGCTCAAATGATAGAAGACATGTTTTCTGATGATGTTTTCTGCTTCTCACTACGGCTAGGTCTCAACACAATTGTTCAAAATTACATGAGAATGGAAGAACAATATCAACTTGAACAATATCAACAAAACCCATACTGCGTTAGATGGCCGTGGAAAAGTTGGGACTCAAGGCTTAATTACGGATATCCAATATCTTTAGATGGTCATATATTCAGAACAAAGGAACTCTCTGACCTGTCTCACAAGTTTGAATTTGAATATTTAAGACAGTGGGAAGGTGTTATAGCTGGTAAATGCAGAGAAGAAACAGAGAGAGAAATGATGGCCGCTTACAAGCAAAATGTTTTGTTTAGCATACCCTCAAACTGTGTTCAAGACCCACCTCTTGTTGCCGGTCAGGTTCACGCTTTTTCTGAAGAAGCCCTGAACGATAAATATATAAACAACAACGAAGTCATAGACTTCGAGGGTATGCAATACGCATTTCAAAACGTAGCTTGGGCGCATAATGAATTTCCACTTGTATTTAAGAAAATAGGAGACAGTGATGTTGCATAAAGACAACGCTATAAATTATTTATGGCATAAAGCAAAATCGGACAAAGAAAAGGCTCTTATGTCTTTAGGTCTCTTAATGGATCACCCTTCTGGTATTGGCGATCATTCAACTGAAGATTTTTATAAGAATCTAGATGAAGCTCTAGACCTTTTAATTGATGCAGACGATAGGCTAGAGTCTCTCAAAAAATACTACACGGAGGACATAGACGAATATTAATGTTCAACTGGCTTAAAAAGAAAAAGAAGAAGAAACCAAGTCCAAGAGAAGAATTTAATGGAAATGCTGTTGCCTCAATGCAATATGTTGTCGGTACAAACGGCGTGGTTTATCTAGAGTTTTTTTGGGATGAAGAGGCAAACACTGACGCTTGCGAGGTTTTTGCCAGCTTGTTTTCTCAGATAAACAGCGGTGAATTAATGGAAGAATCAATGATGTTTATTAATGACACGCTTGATTCTAGGGATGAAAGTGATAAATATATAACCTTCCATTCAACCGTTCTTGAGCTTCAAAGGGCTAAAATAGAGCCTCTTTTAGCATCTATGGCCGTAGAAGAGGAAGAAATCATAGATGAAGTCGTAGTTAAACCAACTGATCTAACGCCTGATACCTTTGGAGGGAATCAAAGTTAAAAAGTGTATAATTAATAGTTACTATTTCCTCTCGGAGATATACTATGTTAGATAAAAAAATCGCGTGGGAACGTTGGGACGAGGACGTAATTGAACAAGAGATTGTAGAAGAATTTTATGGTGACGAACCAAGCGAGGAAGACGAAGCAATAGAAGATGCCTTGTCTTTTCTTGAAAAAATACCCTCTCTCGTTACTACCCCAATGGGTATGTTTCAGCTTCATGACAAAATGAATATCTTTAACCAGTTTGATTGCTGGATGGGATATACAAATTTTGAAATAACGCATTCCGTCAAAGACACTCTAGAAAAAACAGAGGGAGTCGAGCTTCTTCACATAATGACTCGATACAGGTTCTTTCTTGGTGTTGGGAAAATGTTTAATTTTTCTGATGTTAGAAGGTCTATAGAAACCCTCCTTTGCGAATCCGTGATTGATGAATACAGCAAAGAGTCTATTGGTCTTATAAAAGAAAACATCTCAAGCGATAAATACTGGGCGATATTTGTTACCAAAACAGGCGAGATACTTTACGCAAGCACCAATGAAGACAGCGATGAAGATTATCTCAAAAAGCTTAAACACTACCAGAAGAGAAAGCATAAAAATGGTGGCCTGCTTTTGCAAAACGACTAAGCGAGATTGTTCAAAAAATGTCCAGAAAAAACTCCTCGGAATCTATTGTTGCGCAAGCGCATGAATATGACATCATTGTCAATAGAAGAGAAATCTTTCTACATTCTTATTTTGATGGCGAGGAAGAGTCTGGCGTAGACTACAGGGTAGCAAACCGATTTCTAAAAAATATAAAAATTCTAGAAAGTATTAGTGAAGACCCCATAGTAATTCACCAAAATAGCGTTGGTGGAGACTGGGAGTGCGGGATGCTAATATACGACAGTCTAGTAACAACACCCTGTCCTATTATTTTTATATGTCATGGCACAGCAGCCTCGATGGGCAGCATTATTCCCCAAGCTGTTTACAGAAAAGGCATTCGTCTTGCCACTCCAAATTGCTGTTGGTTAATTCATGAAGGCTATGAAGAAGCCTCTGGAACTGTAAAACAGTTCAATTCTTACCATGAGTTTTCAAAAATTGCAATGGCTCAAATGTACGATATATATTGTGATAGATGTAAAAGTAGTGGTGAATTTTTTAAGAACAAAAGTGAACGGGAAACAAAATCTTATCTTAAGCGTAAATTAAAGTCCAAGGAAGATTGGTGGTTTAATTCGTCAGAAGCCTTATCCTATGGATTTATAGATGGAATTTTTGGGAGTAAAGAATATAATACAATAGAGAAGATAAAAGAAACTTGGGGATAAAGAATGAAAAAAGTAACAGACGAAGAGCTAAAAAAAGCTCTTAAAAATCAAGACAATATAAATGTGATGAATAAAATATGCATGAAGTATATTGGAATCATCCCTTATGAAGAGCTAGAGAGATGTAAATTAGTAGCTGTTTGGCAAGCCGTTGAAAAATACGACCCAACAAAAGGTAAGTGTAAGTTTACTTCTTTTTTATGCAACAGGGTTTTCTGGGAGTGCCAGAAACAGTTGTACGAAATCAAGAAAACTAAGAAAATACCAAAAAGTGATGCTGCATCTTGTTTGATTTCAGAGATATGTGGATATGAGACAAAATTTGATCCAATTGAAATGTCAGAAATCATAGAAAAGCTAGATGATGAATCTAGAAGTATAATACATCAGAGATTTTTTGAATCTAAGACAGCAAAAGAAATAGGACTGGAAAATGGATACGGAAGAGAAACGGCAAGAAGAAGAATAATATCCGCACTAGAGAAACTAAAACAATGCTTACAGAATTAGCTTGTTACAATCAAGACTCAACCTATAACGAAATACTTGAAACTGTTTTTATAGCCTCAGAAAAGAACCTAGACTCTGTTGCTATACCTTCTGGATTCATGAGTCGTGTTGGCGATCTTCTTAAAGACCAACAATTTTCAGCAGCCATAGACTTTCCCTATGGTCTAAGTAGTACATCAGTAAGAGTTCATGAAATTATCATGGCTATCAGACAAGGCGCTCACTCTATAGATCTTGTTATTCATGGTGGATATATTAAAGAAGAAAATTGGCGAAAAATCAGAACAGATCTAAAAGCCTGCATGAGCGTATGCAAAGAACACAATGTTAACTTTAGGGCTATTATAGAGTACAGATTATTTCCTGTTAAAACCGTACTTTTAATGTGTGAACTATTGGGAACAATAGGGGTCTATAATGTTGTTAATTCAACAGGTTTCGTTGTTGATGATATAGCTGAAAATGCCATTATATCACACGAAATACAAGACAAAACAGGTCTCTTTGTTACCTCTTGCGTAAGGGCGTTTAACGAAAAGCACATAAAAATATTTCAAGAGTTAGATGTACATGCTTTAAGATTAATGTCCCCTAAAGTCGCAGAACACCTTCTATAATGGTGTATAATATAATATGGATTGGACTTTTATTATAGGAATCTTCGGACACTGTGCAAAATAGTCATACGAAAGGTAATTATCATGACTGTAAGCACACATAAAGGTAATGTGGCCACTGAATCAGCTGCAACTGCAACCGTAACGGTTATAGATGGTGATTTAGCTACCACAAATCAGTTCACAGAAGGAACTCATGTTGTCATGAGGTCACATGATGGAACAACAAGAGTTTATGTTCTATGTGACGGTTCAGAATCTGGCGCATCTGCCACTGGCGTAGTTTTAACAGAAGGTGATGACACTGGTGCTAGTACACTTTCGTTCGAGATCGCAGCTCTTGGTACATGCGTAGCGTTTAAGAAGAATTTAAATTCGCATACGCAAGCTGCTATTTTGAATGAACTTAAAGCAGCGGTTGTACATGCTAATGGACACAATGGTAAGATCACGGCAAGTGCCGATCTAGTAGCTGCCGATGGCAACCAATCAATTACTTTTACCCAAGCCACTAAAGGCGAAGGGGGTAATACTGTAATTATTAGTAACATTGACACGGCACTGATGACAACTACAAACTTTTCTGGTGGACATGCCGAAGGCGATAAAAAAGATAAGCACACCATTCTTAATGGTGGTAACATATCTTCTGCCAAAGGCAATTCTAAAAGCATCGTTGATATAGTTGGCGGTCGAAAGCTTCATGGGGCGTTCTTAGGAACTAGCACCGGAAGCACACATAAAGTCGGTTTAGCCAAGGCAACTTCAGGTGGAACTTTTGCATACAATCCTTCGGAGAGTATTGCAAAGCGAGGCACGAACTTTGCCGCTTCTACACCTGATTCTGGTTTTCTTATTAGAGGTGGTGTTGTAAACAAAATCTCTGGTACTTCTCTTAATCCAATCCTCAGTGGTTCTGATACTACTAGTCGTCGGGCTGGAAATATCCATCCTAAAGAAAAGTATTATCGAAAAGGTAGTTGGTCTGATACCATATTCGACATATTTAACGGAACACGTTCAGATGTCGATGGAAACGCCAAGACTACCATTAGCGGTTACGGTTCTGCTGTAACTTTAGCTACTGACCATGCCGCGCATGTTGGACGTGGAGCTGCACCTCGCAATGGTGAAATAATCATTCTGTTTGACTTCACTACGTTCACTAATAACTACAAAGATTACAGTGCTATCACTGGCTAATATGAAAGGTATATAATTATGACTTTAAGTTCACATTCACAGCCACTTGATGATGGCACTACCGTAACAGGTACTATTGTCTTTGGAGGCGCTGCTGCTGTTGATGATACTATTACGATCACTGACGCTGCTGGCACTGCCAAAGTATTTACAGCAAAAGGATCAACATCAGCAGGAGATCTTGAGTTTATCAGAACCGACGCTGCTGCTGCTGCAACAGCTTTGAAGACTTGCATCGACAACGCTGCTGGATTTAACAATACTTCTATCACGGTAACTGATAATAGCTCTGGTACTTTGACCCTTACTCTTGTTGCAAATGCAACATATCGGTTTAAGAACAAGGCTTCTATTCAGTTAATGACAGGCATTACCAATGTCACTAGCGTAGACTTTGGTGGCAATGCTGCCGCAGAAGACGTTGATGGACACACCATTGTTGGTGGTGGTACTGTTGGTGGATTCAATAGCAAGGGTAATGTTAAAAGTAATCTTGACACGGTTAAGGGTCGAAAGAGTTCTGGATCAAAGGTTATTGCTAAAACTGGAACTGCTACTAAACCGGGGATTGAAAATGCCTTGGCTTCTGGTGGAACCTTAGCTTACAACCCAATGTCAAGAGCTGTTACCTTATCTTCTGATGATCCTGCTGGATATTCATCAACTGCCAATACTGGCTTTTTGATTAGAGGTGGCTCTTCAACACTACTTAGTGGAAAAGCTTCTACTGATCACTTCCTTGCGGTTGCAGGTTCGGATACTACAAGCCGAAGACCAAACGCAAAGAGGTCTTACTGGCAAAAAGGTACTTGGGCAACCAAGATCTTCGATGTATTCGGTAGCAACCTTTTGCAAAGCGATGGTACTGCCAAAGAAGGTATTACTGGATGGGATACGCAAGTTGATCCTTCTAGTGGTATGACCTTTGAAGGCAATGAAGCTACTAGAGCAATTCCGGGTGAACTGTTAATCCTGTTTGATTTTGGTACGTTTACTAATAACTACACAGACTACAGCGCAATTAACGGTTAATCTTGTTTTTTCTAGAGGTGTATCATGAATAATGAAATGCCAGCACTCGTTGCTGTAATAGCCATAACAATGGGATTGATTAAGGTAATTGAAATGTTAATTTCTAAAACGTCGAGCAAAAACTCGATTTTGACAAACGAAGAAAGAGGTTGGTTACAAGGACTTCATGAACTACACGAAAAGTGTGATACCGATGGAACGCCTTTGGTTTATGTTCCTCGCAGTTGGGCTGAAATTCAGCGTAACATGCAGCACATAATGACAAAGATCGTTAATGACCAAAGGAGGATCGCTGATATCCTTGAGAGGATAGATAAAAAACTAGATAAGTAAACTTTTGAGGGGTGGGGTTAGCCTCACCCCTCTTTTTTTTTGGAGTATAAAAATGAAAGAAGCACTAAAAAACAAAAAATCAATAATGGCAATTATCACTTTGGTAATCGCACTAGCATTTGCTGTTGCAAAAAATGGTGGACTAGACGGAATCATTATAGATGTTCCGGGTTCTAATCCTATTGAAATTGACTTACCTGAAGGTTGTGAATGCGATGACGAATGTAAATGCGATACTGACGAAGGCGATTGTGGCTGTGGTGATGACTGCGACTGCCCTGTGTGCATCGGATGATCACCTTGAAGATTTAGTAATTAAGGATAGTTCAGACTACGTAGAAATAAATTATGCGTACAATAAAGATGATGGAAAACGATATCTTACCCAAGTAATATGGTGGGAATGGAGAGACTCAGTCCTTCTTCCAGTCATAAACCCAATAACCAAACAGAGAACGGGAGACTGGAAGCAAGGAGGGGACTTTGTAGTTAAAGACTATAGGGTGTTAGGAGGCCATACTGGACTTGCTAATATTAGACCAAGAAGAGAAGGAAAAAGATGGGTTTGTTATTTTTATGACCAACGATATCAATGTATAAGAGTAGTGTATTCCAAATGGGTTATAACAACTCATACAAGGTATGACCCAGAAATGGACAATAGAGAGATAGTAGATCAAAATAGCAGAAATACTTTAACAACCAAACCGAGGTAAAAAATGAACTGGCAGGACATACACGATCAAGCAATTATATTTGACTGGCACAATCACGGATGCCTTAAAAGCTTTTTGTTTGAAAGAAGTCTCGATGGAAATAGCGGAAGATTTTTATCTAAACTGTTCAAAAGATCCTTTTGGCCTTTCAGTGAAAGAAATACGTTTCCCAAAATGGAGCAAGGGGGTTTAGATGTAGTTCTTTCTACCGCCTTTATTCCCGAAACAGAATGGGTAGACGATCAAAAACTCATTAAAATTCTCAAGTGGTTATTTCAGTCTGTGAATAAGAAGGTTTTTGAACCTACCTATTTCGACGCTGTTAATGCACAGATGGACGCAATGGAAAAAGAAGTGGAAAACTACGGGGGAAGATTCCAGTTCGTATATGGAATTAAAGAGTTAGAAAACGCTCTTATTGACAATAAGATAGCAGTGCTTCATGCAGTTGAGGGTTGTCATCATCTAAATGGAGAGCTAGGTAAAAAACGACCGGAAGATGTTACTGCCCTACCACCCCTAGTGGAAAATGAATTGTTGTCAAACTTAGAACACTTCTACAACAGAGGTGTGGCCTATATGACCCTCACTCATTTTTATCAAAACCTAGTTGCCGCCCCAGTCTTTCCATACCCAGAATATGGAATTAGCAAAAGCAACTGGGAGCAATTAATGTCTGGTTGGGATATGAATAAAGGCTTGACTTCTCTCGGTAAAAAAGTAGTGCAAACCATGAAAGACATGGGTATGATTATAGACATAAGTCACTGCACACCAAAAGCAAGAGCAGAAGTATACGATATAGTTGGCAACGATTTATCTAAGGTTGTAGCAAGTCATGTCGGTGCTTTTGGGGTAAACCCAGATCCCTACAATTTAGAAGATTGGGAAATAAAATGGCTTGCTGACCACAACTGTCTAATTGGCTTAATATTTATGAATTACTGGATTAGTCCAGTTGATTCTGGTCTTGGATTAAAGTACATAGAAAGAACCATAGACCATATAATTAATATAGCTGGCGATGAGGTGTTAGCACTAGGAACAGACTTTGATGGATTTACCGATCCTCCAGATGAGATAACAGATATTTCTGAACTACCTAGGCTTACTAGGTATTTATCTTCATTAAAAAGTGGAATTGACAAAGATAAGTATCCAGCCGAAACAATAACTAATATTCTCGGCAGAAATTCACTACGGTTTATCCTAGAAGGGTGGAAGTAATATGAAAAAACACTTAGACGCAAGAGAACGTTTTTTGAAAAAATACACCGAAGAAAAAAAGAAGAACGGGTCTAAGGGAGATTATAAATATGAAAACCCTAAAACGGGAGAGATATTTATATACTCAAGAAAAGGCCCATATAAAAAAGATGGTGTATACTTAGTTTATAAGGGAATTGCATAATGGCAAACAATAGATTACAATCTATAATAGAGAGGCGTCGTCAACGTTCTCAGATTAAAGACGACAAAAGAGATGACAAAAAAGAAAAGGTAGAAGAGAGAAGAAGCTATAGGCTTGAGAAAATCAATGCCGTAAAGGAAAAAATTTACGCTGTTGCAGCTAAAAGGAAGTGGCTGTTTTATATTATAGCAGCAGTAATCGTTGCCTACCTAGTTATCTTCAAAGGTGGTTTCAGCTTTGGAGGTGAAGCGGGAGGTGTTTTAGAAAAGATTAAGTCTTTCTTTTAATTGACTGGAGTAGAAATGGAAAAGGTTAAAGCTTTACTTAAGAGTCGAAGATTCTGGACTGCCGTTGGCGGTGTTTTTGTGGTGGCTGCCCAAGAGACCCTTGGGTTAGATCCAGAAACAACAAACAGAATTGTTGCACTCGCTGTAGCTTGGATTCTTGGTGACTCTCTGCGAGTTACTTCCACAGCGCCTACAGAATAATTTTCATGAGACGGCTCACTTAGCGTGGGTCGTCTCGTTTTTTTTGGGATATAATAATGGAAGAGAAGCACTTATTAGTCTTTTCAGCTAAGTGGTGTGGGCCATGCAGGATGATGAAGTCTCTTGTGTGGGATAACCAAGCCGTAAAAGAAAAACTAGGAGCATTTGACTCTGTGCAATTTTTGGATATTGATGACCCAAAAAACAGAGCGATGGCAGTAAAATATAGAGTCGCTGCCGTGCCTATGGTTTATATAGTAGACGAAAAAGGTAAACCCATTAAGCTAGCAAGCACTATGGACGCAAGACAGGCCGTTAATTTTTTGAATGTCAATGAGCAAAAATAAGCATCAAATCGTAGTTTTTATGACAGAGTGGTGTCCACACTGTAAAACCATGAAGCAATTCACATGGAAAGATGATAGGGTAATAAAATCCGCTCGTGCATACCATAACAGTAAACCAGCTTATGTAATTTGCAATAAGCCCCAAAATAGACATCTGGTTGATGAATTCGATATTGAGAGATATCCAACAGTAGTTATCATGGACGAAGATCATAATATCAAAAAGAAAGCAAACAACATGTCTCCAGAAGAACTGGTAGACTTTCTAGAAGATTTTAATGGATAAAAACTCGAAGATACTAATAACTGGTGGGCAAGGATGGATAGGTAAAAAGCTTGGAGCATACCTATCTCAAGAAGGCTTTCAAGAAGTTCATGCCCTTGCAGGAACCAGAAGCGGTTTAGACTTAGGTGATGATTCTACTCTAGGCTGGGCTTTTGATATAAACCCAGAGGTTGTTGTCCATCTAGCAACCCGCCCACCAACCAAAGAAAACTGCTTAGATTATCCAGCGGGGATGATGTATGAAAATCTTTTCGTAACTTCAAAAGTGCTTGAAGAAGCAAGAGTAAGCGGTTGTAAAAAATTCATAATGGCTTGGCACTCTGCTTGTTATCCAGAGCAACCAATACTACCACATAAAGAAGAAGACCTGTGGGAAGGCGCTCCGCACTGGAGCAGAAGATATTATGGAAATACCGCAAAGGTTATGATGGAACTGAACGCCGCTTTTAGCACGCAGTTTCCAGACTTTGTTGGCGTTAATCTTATTTTTCCAGAAGTGTATGGGCCAAATAGTAGATTCAACCCAATGCGAAATAACATAATTGAATCCATAATCACCAATGTTTCAGCCGCTAAAAAATACGACATAAACCTTGAGGCTAATGGAAACTCAAAAACAACCAGAGATTTCCTTTATGTGGACGATGCTGTTCGCGCAATCTATGATGTTATTCAGTTCGCTGATGAATGCGAAACATACAACGTCTCTCAAGGATATGATGTTAATATAAAAGATCTACATAAAACGATTGCTGACATCATAGGGTTTGAAAAAGAAATAATCTGGAAAGAAGAATACGTAGATGCTAAAGAAAGATCTTTCTTGGATACTTCTAGGATAAGAAAAGATCTAGGATGGACACCCGCAACCGACATGGAAGCGGGTCTTACCAAAACAATTGCATGGCATGACGCAAATTTAACTGTCAATACCATCAATCCAGATTCTATTTTAGTTAGATGATAACAGCAATAATTCTCTCTAAAGACAGAGCTTCTCAGCTACACCTGCTACTTGAAAGCATTCAAAGAAATAGTAGCAATCTATTCGATATTCGTGTGATATACGAAGCATCAAACGCTGTGTTTGAGCGCGGCTACCAAAAAACAAAAGAAGAGTTTTACCATAAAGATAGATACGGACTTCAGTTTCCCATTAGGTGGTATCAAAGAGAGAGTGAAAATCTAAGCACAGATATAATCAAGAGATTAGGAAACAGAGATTTAACCTGTATTTTTAGCGATGAAAATATAGTCTTTGAAAGACTCCCCTCTTACAAAAAAATAATGGAGCTTTTTAGAGATGAGGCAATTTCCGCTTTGTCTTTAAGAATTGGCAATAACACTGTCATACAAAACCCCTATAAGATAAATGATTATTTTATAGACAAGCCAGAGAATGGTGAGTTCATACTAGATAAATTTATGATCTGGAATGCTTCTCACGTTAAGCCGTTCACTAATTTCGCTATGCCCTTCTCTCACAACGGACATATATACACCACTAAGCTAATCAATTTTATATTAGAAAAAACTAACATTCCCACTAAAGATGATTTTGAAAAGAACTTACAAGACAATCTTTATATGGGTTTGTTTGATGGGTTTATCCCACCATATATGACCTGTTTAGAATATAGTGCGGTATTAACAAACATAGCAAAGAAGATAAATGACGAGAGGCAGTCTGACTTTGGAACCTCGGAGTTCGGTCTAAACGATAGGTATCTTTCGCACTCAAGAATCGACTATGATTTTTTTGATTTTAGATACGTATCAAAACCATACCAAGAATTTATCACGAGATTTAAAATTGAAAATTATATGCAGTACGGTCGTTAGAGCCGCTAAGCAAGGAGACATACATGGAGGTTTGTATGTTGTAGATATAGACTCAGAGGAAGTGCTTCATTATGCGCCGTATGAAATGGATTTTGTCAACGATAATGAGCGTGGAGGAGAAAGAGGTCTTCGTGGCATTTGCGTTCTTTCTGACCGCATTATCGTTTCTGATTCTGCTGGCTTTACAGAACTAGACAGAGAAACTTATCAGATAAAGAGAACATTCCAAGACAGAGATCATCTTAAAAGCGTGCATGAAATAGTGGTTCATGACGATCACATATGGGCTACATCGACAGCCTACGATGCCATAGCTAAGTATGACCTCGACTTTAATCTAAAAGGTTTCTGGCAAATCCTTGGCAAAAATGTAGATGACTATAAGGTTTTAACTGGCAAGAAGGAAATTACCTCGGAAGAAAAAACAGAAGACGACAATTTCCATATCAATTCAATTTTTGTCAGCGATGGAAGAATTACATTTTCGGGTTTGATTACACCACTATATGATTTTGAAACAATGGAAGAGGTGTGCGAGATACCTGCTTTTGGAAGAAACAATTCCAAAAGCTTTGTTCATAACTTTTATAAATTAGACAATGTGACCATAGCCAACTTAACAACTTACAACAGTATTGGTATTTCTTACACAAAGAGACCGCAGGGCGTTAATGGATCTGTAGATTTTATTCCATACCCAATACCAAGAGCAAAAAATGCAAAGTTTATTGTAGATGACATCGCTTCTAATAATTGGAATCGTGGTCTTGCGGTTTCAGAAAATAAATTCATCATCGGCTCTTCTCCTGCAAGGCTGTTGGTTTTTAATAGTTACACGCAGGAGTTTGAAAAGGAAATTGTGTTGGAATCAGATATAAGACACGCTATTCATGGACTGGAGATTCTAGATGAACTTTAATGAAAAACTTGCCGAAAAAAAATCGGCTGAAAAATTACAGATTTCCGACAATAGTTGGGCATGGGTATTGCCGGAATTCGAGAATGGCCGTAAAATGATTGCCTATGCTCGTCAAAATAAGATTGTCTGGATTCATCCAGAATATCAAAATGGGCAGAACAATAAGAAAGAAAAGCAAAAGAGATAAGAAACGTCTAAAACGAGAACGAAGAGTTCGAGCAAGGAAGCGAGATCATGGAACGGCCAACGTGGGATGAATATTTTATAAACTTCGCCGTTCTAACTTCAACAAGAAGTCCAGATTCTCAAACTAAGGTTGGTTGTGTACTAGTACACGAAAACAGAGTCATTAGCGCCGGTTACAATGGATTTTGTTCAGGTGTAAATGACTCATCTTTACCAACCCGTAGGCCAGATAAGTATCCCTTTATGGTGCATGCTGAGCAAAATGCTATAAGCAATATGGTTATAAAACCTAAAAAAGATATCATTGCTTACGTAACTCATATGCCTTGCTATAGATGTGCAAAGCTTTTGTGGCAAAACAATATTACCACATGGAAGGTAGCGAATGGTAATAAAGTTAGTAGTTATTCCGAGAAAGACACAATGATACATAATCATTTAGTTGATTTTGGATTGCAAATAGAGTGGGTTACCCCAAGTAGGTCTTACTTAAACGAACTGACGAACAGTAATCAAAATGAAAAGCAAGCTAGATTGTTCTAGTGTATAATAAAGTGTCGGAATTTAAAGAAGCTTTTTAAAGAGCTAGAGCGACACTTTTTCGACACGCCATTGTTGCACCAAGTCAGTAGTTTAAACTTTTACTCAACATAAAATTAACCCCTAACAAATTTCTTGGTAAAGCGGTGTCGCTCTTTTTTACCAACTCAAAGGAACACAATGTCGGTTAGAGAGCTTCAGGATTATACATTTGTTGCAAAGTATGCAAGATGGATACAAGAAAAAAAAAGAAGAGAAACTTGGAATGAAGCTGTTAGCCGCGTAAAGGAGATGATGTTAAACAAGTACTTCGATATACCTGAAGTACACGAAGACATCGAATGGGCTTACGAGATGATGCGTAAAAAGCGCGTCCTTGGTTCTCAAAGAGCCTTACAGTTTGGCGGCAAACCAATCTTTAAGCACAACGCCCGAATCTATAATTGCATCACTTCTTTCTGTGATCGCTTGCGTTTCTTTCAAGAGTGTATGTATCTTTTGCTTTGTGGGTGTGGTACTGGATTTTCTGTACAGAAACATCACATAGCAAAACTACCACCCTTAATAAAAAACAAAAATGGAACAAAAAAATACGTCATACCAGATACGATTGAAGGATGGTCTGATGCGGTAGGTATACTGGTATCAAGTTACTTCGATCAAAAAGAATCGTTTCCTGAATACGCAGGTAAGAACGTAAAGTTTGATTATTCTGAGATTAGACCTGCGGGGTCTTTCCTAAACTCAAGCGGTGGAAAAGCTCCCGGCCCAGAACCACTAAAGCTTGCTCTTTCTAGCATTAGAAAAATATTAGACAGGGCGTTAAAAGATCTAGAGTTCTGTGATAAATCAATAAGATATCTCACGCCAATTCAAGCCTACGACATAGTAATGCATAGCGCTGATGCTGTTATTTCAGGTGGGGTTCGTAGAAGCGCCACTATATGCCTATTCAGCCCAGACGATGAAGAGATGGCTAAAGCTAAGACTGGTTCTTGGTTTGTAGAAAATCCTCAAAGAGGTAGGTCTAATAACTCTGCTATTCTATTAAGAGAAAAAACAACGGCAAAGCAGTTTTCAGAACTAATGAATTCTGTTAAAGAATTTGGAGAACCCGGATTTGTATGGTCTGACTCTACTGAGTTAATAGTAAATCCCTGTGTTGAGATTGGCATGTGGCCTGTAGATGAGACTACAGGAGAAAGCGGTTGGCAAGCCTGCAATTTAAGCACGATCAACTGTGCAAAGATAAAGTCAGAAGAAGATTTCCTTGAAGCCTGTAAAGCAGCTTCTATAATTGGAACACTACAAGCTGGCTTTTCTTCATTTTCATATCTTGGAGAAACAAGTGAAAATATAGTAAAAAGAGAAGCCCTGCTTGGTGTTTCCATGACAGGCATTATGGAACAACATGAAATATGTTTAAGTCCAGAGGTTCAAAAAGCTGGAGCTAAGACGGTTAAAGATGAAAATAAAAGAATCGCTAAAATCATTGGAATCAATCAAGCTGCTAGAACTACTTGTATCAAACCTGAAGGCACTAGCAGTTGCGTTCTTGGGACTAGTTCTGGTATCCATCCTCATCATGCCAAGCGTTATATTAGACGCGTGCAAGCTAATAAGATGGAACCGATCTACAACTACTTCAGAGAAATAAACCCAAGAGCTTGCGAAGAATCTGTATGGTCAAATAATGATAGTGATGACGTAGTCTCTTTTTGTGTTGAAGTTCCTGCTGGAGCAAAAACAAAAAACCAAGTCGGGGCTATTGATTTGCTTAGCCACGTAAAGAGTACGCAACAAAACTGGGTCATTACTGGAACCAACAAAAAACTTTGCACCCAACCTTGGTTGGTACATAATGTTTCCAACACCATTAACGTAAAGCCAGATGAATGGGAAGAAGTAGAAAAATTCATTTATAAAAATAGAAAATTCTTCTGCGGCATTTCTTTGCTGCCAATTACGGGAGATAAAGATTATCCCCAAGCACCATTCACCGCAATCTACTTACCAACAGAACAGGTTCGTCACTATGGAGACGCATCTTTGTTTGTTAGCGGCCTTATAGAAGTCGCCCTCAACCTATGGGAAGACAATCTGTGGGCAGCGTGTGATTCACTTCTTGGTGTTGGAGCCAAAATAAAAGGCAACGGCAAAAAAGAATGGTCAGATAGATGTGCAAGATTTGCAGAAAGGTACTTTGAAGGCGACCTGAGAAAACTCACGTACTGCATGAAAGATGTATACAACTGGAAAGAGTGGGTAGACTTAAGCAGAGAATACACCCCTGTGGACTACACAGAAGTTATAGAAGAAGAAAACAATGTTAAGCCTGAACAGGAATGGGCTTGTGCGGGCGGTAAGTGCGACGTTATTTAAGGAGATCATGATGGCGATCATCACGGGACATGCAAGTGCTACAGCTACTGTTTATGGATACAAACGTCTTGATGTTAAAAAGATTTCTGAAACCGCCGAAGTCCCGACTAAAGGCCATGCGAATGACGCTGGCTGGGATTTATATGCTGATGAAGATGTTACATTGTGGCCAGAAGAAACCAAGCTGGTATCCACTGGTATAGCAATGGCTCTTCCTGAACACTATGTTGGCTTGATCTGGGATAGATCTTCCATGGGCGTAAAGGGTATACACAGACACGCAGGTGTTATTGACTGTAACTATCGTGGAGAAGTTAAGGTTTGCTTACATAACACAACATCTGAAATGTATAAAATTAAGCGCGGAGATAGGATTGCGCAATTGTTAATTCAGGAAATTCCAAATTTCAAATTAAATGAGGTAAAAGAGCTTGACTCAACAGACCGAGATTCTGGTGGTTTTGGCTCTACAGGTAAATAATAAATGTCCAGAAAAAAACACACTGATAATAACTATCAGACAAAAGGACAAACAAAAAGAAGGAAGGCTCTAAAGCCTAAAACCAAAAACCAAGAAGACTACATTAGGTTAATGTCAGAAAATGATGTCACTTTCTGTACTGGCCCTGCCGGAACAGGAAAGACGGCAGTGGCGGTAGGACTTGCTTGTGATTATCTATTAGATAAAAGAGTTGAGAAGATAATTGTTACTAGACCCGTAATTGAGTCTGGTCGAGGTTTAGGTTTTTTGCCCGGAACCTTTGAAGAAAAAATACACCCGTATTTAGTACCCGTAATAGAAGAGATGGAGTATAGACTAAATACCAACAGGGTTCAATCTTATAGAGATGAAGGCAGAATAGAAGTTTGTCCACTAGAATATATGAGAGGGCGAAATTTTCATAATTGCTTTATGATATTAGATGAAGCCCAAAACGCCACCTTTGAACAACTTAAAATGTTCATAACTAGAATTGGCTGGGATTCAAAAGCAGTCATCAATGGCGATATTGACCAAACAGACTTACTAAAAAAAGAACAAGGAGGTCTGGAAGAATTTTTAGACCGCCTTAACAACGTTAGCGGTGTTGGTATTGCCGAATTGACTGAACGTGATATAATAAGAAATAAAATTATTTCTAAAATATTAAACGCACTTTATGACGAACCTGTAAAGTATCATTAAATGCCAACCTACGATTATTTATGTAACGAGTGTGGCTGTGAGTTTGAACAATTTCACGGCTTCAACAAAACTCCTGAACCCTGCAAGTGCGGAAGTTCAGACATCAAGATAGTTATTAATCAAGTCCCTATGGGTTTTGTAAAAGGTGAGCCAACAACCCTTGGTCAGCTTGCCGAATCAAACACAAAAAACATGGGTAGCTATGAACGCAGTGAAAAAAGAGCCAAGCAACAAGAGGGAAATCTCAAAAAACAGAAGCCTAAAAATTGGGTAGAAAAGTCTGGAAGTGCCACGCAGTCAGAAATAAACAAAATGACAAAATCGCAGAAGGCCAAATACATTCAAGAAGGTAAGAAATGAACCTTCCGCATAAGCCAATAGATCAAGTTATAAAATACAAAGATCTTGAAGAAGTCAATATACAATGCGCAGATTGCCAAGAGGAAATATTTAAACTTCTCAGGGTTGCACCAAGCAAAAAAGAAAACAGGCTAATTGTTGAATGTCCCTTTTGTGATGGAAAAAGCTGGCTTGTTGATGTTGATGGAGATTATTTTCAATCACCACCCGATGATTTAATAGTCAACGAAATGTATGAAAAGGATGGTGTTATTATAATAGAACTGGAAGGAAAAGAAGATGGAAGCTGAAGATTTCATTAAATCTGAGAATGTGTCTTATACATATTACGATAAAAACGGAAACGCATTAAATGATGTCTCTAGCTCTTGTGCATACATAGAGAGAAAAGGAACTGGAGACAGCTATAGAGAAAAATACTACCTCAAGACGCTTCGTGGTAGCCTATACGACCCCCAAGGGATAGATGGCGCAAAAGCAAACTCGCTGAATACCAAGTTCTCAAAGGTGTCATCAAAAACATTTGATCATTATATTAAATACTTAATAACCAAACAGAGAAACCACCTTACTTGGGCCGATAGGAGCAATATTGATGTCTAAAAAAACAGGAAAGCTAAACAAGGTCGAAAAGTTTTACATAGAAAACAACGAAGACAAAGAAGTTGACGAAATAGCAAAAGACCTAAACAGAACAGAAGCGTCCGTTAAAAGGCATATTGAAAAGTCCAGAATGGGTCATGTGGATGAAGTTCAGGATAAAAAATCCGATATAAGCGAACTTTTTGGACACAAAGAAGATCGGGGTGTTACAATTATGACTCCTGCCGCTTCGGAAATTGCCGACGAGACAAGATCAAAAAGAATCAACGTCTCATCAAAACACAAAAACGCTATTCATATTATTAAGAAAAAATGAGCATCTTCTTATCTAAAGAATTCGACGATTATATTAATATTTACGCTGACCAAAATCCCCTTTGGATAGCAACCCTTTCTAATGGTGAAGTAATATACCAAGATGACGGAAGGCCAAACATAGAACCAGCAAGTGCTTGGACTAGGCTAAAGCAATACTGCAACAGCAACGATCTGTATATTCAATCTATTAAGCTGCGGAATAAATCCCACATAGAAGAGCTAGGTTCTGGACATGATGGGTATTTCTTTTGTAAATCTGTCGGGGCTTTATTGTTTGGTGACATGAATCAACACGCTTTTGTGTTTGGTACTTTGGATGGAGAGAAGCTTTCTGTAAGAAGATGGAGGCTTCCTGAATTGATATCGGAATCGGTAGAGGAAAGAGATCCCTATGCGAATCCAGAATTTATTATTGCGAAAAAGGGAATATTGAATGAACAAAGGTTACAAACACAAGACAACGGGACAGGAATGTAACGCATCTCAATACATTGCTGAGATGGTGTGTCTAAGAAAAGCCGAAAGAGAAAATGTAGGTAGGCCAGCATACGCCCTTTGGAACACAGAAAAGTGGAAGAAAGAGTTCCAGAGCCAAGTAACAAAAGGCTACCAGCTTCTTAAAAAATACCACGAAAAGGCCATCATTAATGCCTTAAATTCTTATAAAGGGAAAGGTATATATTCCCTTAGAGTGGGGTGGCTTGAAGACATTATCAAAAAAGAACAATTCAAGCTAGACAGAATCAACGATAGAGAAATCCAAGAAGTCGAGTACAAAGACAACAGTCTCTCTACTCCTAAGCAGCCATACGGAAAACAAAGCAGAATCTCAAGACTTAAGGGGTTGGAAAATGAGTGACACAGCAGCGTTAAAGACTATTACTAAAAAGTACGGAAACATACTGGTAAACGGTGCTGATGTTTTTCAGGACTTGAAGAACATGCAAGTTATCCCTGTTAGTCCAGCCTTAGACTACGCTCTTGGAGGCGGCTTTAGAGAGGGGACTTGGGTTCAAATGATTGGTGATCCAAAGTCTGGTAAAACAACGACAGCTTTACAGTTTGCTGCTAATTGCCAAAAGAAGGAATATGGTGAACGTCCTATATTCTATGTTAATGTTGAGGGTAGACTGAGTACCAAAAATTTTGAAGGAGTACATGGTCTTCAGGCTGACAAGATCACGGTAGTTCAATCTGAAAATGAAACACTAAGTGCCGAACAATATCTTGGGGCTGTGGAGAAATTAGTAAAGGCTCATCCTAACTGTGTAATTATTATTGATTCAATATCTAGCTTAATAGCACAGCGAGATTTAGACGAAGAGGTTCGGGGAGATTATAGACCCGGAGTTCCAAGGATTCTATCTAACTTCTGTAAAAAAATGAGTAGCGTAGTCCCCAAACAAAAGGCTATCGTTATAATGATTACCCATTTTATAGCTAACACTGGTGGTATGGGTAAAAAGAAGGTAGCAGACGGTGGTGTAAAAGTGCGTTATCAAGCAGACACCATTCTTGAGATAGCTTGGATTCAAGCTTGGAAAGATAAAAACGAAGGAAATCAAATAGGTCAGGCAATGCACTGGAAGGTTATCACTTCTGCCCTTGGCGGTTTTGTTGGCGGCGAAGCTATTGGCTGGCTCAGGTATGGAGTTGGAATTGATTACAAGCAGGAGATGTTTGAACAAGCTAATGACTTTGATTTAATTTCTGCTGCTGGAGCTTGGTATACTTGTGACTTCTTGGTTGAAAATACAAAACCAATCAAAAAGCTTCTTGAGGCAGAAGGTATTAAAGAAGACGAAGAAGAAAAAATCATTAAGTTCGTTAAGTTTCAAGGACAGAATAAGCTCAAAGAATTTCTTGACACAAACGATCTTTGGTCTTCTTTGCAAATTTCATTAAAGGAAATGCTGTTTTGAAGGCGATAGGTTTTGATGGGAGGGATCGCAATTGGAACGTTTCCAAGCATGTTGTTCACGGGGACGACAAAAGACCTCGATCTAAATTGCACATTTCTGCGAGAAAACTCTTGCGTGATGTATTTCCGTATGATACAATCCTTGAGGAAGTTCCACTTCCCGGTTCACATAAGCCATCAAGAAAATCCACTCTGTTTGTTGATTTTTTGATACCGTCAGAACTTCTGGCGGTCGAAGTTCACGGGCGGCAGCACTTTGAGTTTGTCGCCCATTTTCATGGCAACAGAGCGGGTTTTAGGAAATCAAAATCGAGAGATAGGGACAAGGAAAACTGGCTTAAAATTAACGACATCACTCTTGTTGCATTAAGTTATTCGGAATCAGAAGATGAATGGAAAAGAAGAATTATCAATAGACAAGCTTGAGAAGTTTATAGAAGACTTGGAAAGCTATACTAATACAGAAGGCGTTATAGACATAGAGCATAACCCTGAAGTTAAAGGTATAATAAACCTTAGTTCTTTTGAGTTAAAGTCTTTGACAGCAGAAGAGTGCTGTGAGAAAGCTTTCGTTGTACAGGGTTACTGCAATTACCTACAGAAAATATACAATAAACATCTAGCTAGATTTAAGTGGTGCGAAGAGCTTATTAACCATACTGTTGCTAGTAGGGCTAATAACTTTGATAAGTATACAAAATGGGAGGTAAAAGTAAACTCAGTTATAAGAGAAGATGACTTCATACAAAAAGTATGGAGAGTAAAAAGAATTGCTGAAGGAAGAATAACCATATTGACCGACACAGTAAGAGACGTTAGAAGACAAGCTGACACCTTACTAGAACTTGGACGGAGAAGAAGAAATGAATCCTATAGACACAATTAAAAAAGGCATATTAAACAATGATATGGAGCAAGTTATTCAGGGCTTTTCAGCCCTCACAGGAGAAGAAGTCAGACCAGCAGGAGGAGGGGCAGAACAAGGAGGAAGCCCAGAGCCGGAGTCAGCCACAAGTGAATCACACGCCGAAGCCGTGCAGTCACCAGTGCAGGTGCGGTCGAAAGACTTAGACTTCTCTACAGAACCCAGAGATGTTGAATCAAAGTTTGGTAGAAAAGAACCTATCCAAGTTGGTGATAATCAGTTTATGGATGATGGCGTTGAAGCCAAAGATGTTACAACACCAGATGTTCCCAGAACAAAAAGACGACCTCCTGTTAAGTTGATTGAGGTATCGTGTCACGTATGTGGTACTAAGGAAGAGATTAACCCAGCATACAAAAGTGGTACTTTTCATCGTTGCAGCAGGTGTGTTGGTTAATGACAAAGGAACTTAGCAATCTCGTTGCAGAAAGAGCTGTTCTTGCTGGACTTATCCAGCATGGAAGCGATGCGTTTATTGATATCAATGGAACAATAGACAAAAAATCTTTTACTTCAGAAGAAAACCAAATAGTTTGGGCGTGTCTTCAAAAGCTATTTGAAAATTCAGACACGGTTGATTTGCCCACTTTGTATGGGGCTGCTAAAGCTATCAACCTAGACTCCGTATTCATGGAGCGCGTTCCTAAAGATTATTATAAACGTCTTTCATCAATAAGCGTAGAACTAAGCAATGTCAAGCATCAAGCATTAACCCTTTGTAAGTTTGACATAGCAAGAGATGTTTATTTGACAGCATCTCAAATACAAAGAAACATCAGTGAAATCACTGGCGATGAAACAATAAGCCAGATAATAAGCATTGGTGAAACCCCCTTCTTTGATTTCTCTGCCAGTCTTAATAACCAAGCTGAAAATGCCCCTGTTCATATCGGGGATGAAATTGATGAATACGTCCAACACTTAATCGACAACCCTTGCGAAATGATGGGTATAAGCACTGGTTTCCCACGTTTTGACAAAGCTATTGGGGGTGGGTTAAGGAGGGGTAATGTAGACCTAATTGGTGCTAGAGCAAAGGCTGGTAAAAGTTTATTCGCAGATAGTGTCGCACTGCACGTTGCGGGAAGCTTGGGTATTCCAGTTTTAATGCTCGATACGGAAATGTCTAAAGAAGACCATATCCATCGTTTACTTGGAAACATAACCGACATTCCAATCAATGACATTTCGACAGGGAAATTTGGTAAATCCCAAGGGCTGCAAGAGAGGGTTCGTCAAGGCGTAGAAAAACTAAAAAGCATACCCTATAAGTATGTTACCATTGCTGGTATGGATTTTGATGAAACCCTAGCCGTTATGAGACGATGGAAAGAAAGAGAAGTTGGCAAAGACGAAAACGGAAAAACTAAGCCATGCTTAATTATTTATGATTACCTAAAGCTAACCAGCTCTTCTCAAGTAAACAACATGAAAGAATTTGAAGCCCTTGGCTACCAAATGCAGAGCTTAGTTAACTTTGCAATCAAGGAAAACGTTCCTTGCTTGTCGTTCGTGCAATTAAACAGAGATGGTTTAACGCGCGAGTCTGAAGATGTCATTAGTGGATCAGATAGGCTTTCTTGGTTTTGTAGTAGCCTTACACTATTCAAAAAGAAATCAGACGAAGAGTTAGCAGAAGATGCTGGAGCTAGTGGTAACAGAAAACTAATTCCCTTGATTGCTCGTCATGGCGGTGGTCTTTCTGATGACTTTGATTATATCAACATGAATCTGAATGGTGATTTCGGAAGAATAGACGAAGGCTTTACAAAGTCTGAATACGTTTTAGCCAACAAGAAAAAGAAAGAAGGGTTTGACAACAGCGTACATAGTGGAGAAGAAGGATTTACTATAGAAGAAGAGATTGACCCGGAGAAACCATTTTGAGAAAGCTTTCAACAAAAGAACTGAAAAAGCTTTCAGACTTGATTGCAGCTAATATAGTACCTATACTTTCTACAAGGTTTAATATAGAAGTTAATGACTTTGGCGACTATATTTCTTGTGCTTGTCCAGTACACGAAGGAGATAACCCAAACGCTTTTACAATGAACGTTGAGGTTGACCATCCTTATTTTGGATTATGGAAGTGCTGGACTCAGGACTGTCACGAAGATTGTATAAATACACCAGTTGGGCTAATTCGTGTTTTGCTTTCCACAACTTCAGAAAAAAATGTTTCATTTGATGAAACCGTTGAGTACTGCATGAAATTAGTAGAAACCAACTTTGAAGATCTAAACAAGGGTTCTAGCTCAGTTGACTTTAGCAATAGACCTTCTAGACTTCAAAAAGCTTTTGAAAAAAGAGAAAAAAACAAATCAAAAGGAATCTCAAGAAGCTTGGTTAGAAACTCCTTACAGCGTCCTGCTGAATATTATTTAAAGAGAGGGTATTCAAAGGAGGTTTTAGACCAGTTCGATGTTGGCGTTTGTGAAGACTCCAATAAGCAAATGCGAAATAGAGTTGTAGCTCCTGTATATGACGACGACTTTGAATGCATGGTTGGTTGTGTTGGTAGGGTTATGCACGAAAATTACAATGGGAGAAAATGGATCAACTCAAAAGAGTTTTATGCCGGAGCTTGGCTTTATGGGTATTGGTTGTCAAAAGATCATATTCGTAAAACACGAACGGCAATTCTTGTTGAAGGACAGGGAGATGTCTGGAGACTGTGGGAGGCTGGTATAACAAACGTTGTGGGTATGTTTGGGTCTAGCTTAACAGACACGCAAGCAAGGATACTTGAAACCTCTGGCGCTTTTACGCTAGTATTACTAACAGACAATGACGAAGCAGGACAAAAAGCCAAGAAAGGCATTAGAAAAAAATGCGAAAGAACTTTTAACATAGTTGAAATTGATGTTCCAACCAAAGATGTTGGAGAGATGACCATTGAACAAATTACTCAAGAACTAAAGCCCAAACTACAGGAAGTATAAAATGACAAATATCCTAGGTCTGTCTGGAAGAAAGCAAAGCGGAAAAACGACATGCTCTACTTTTTTGCATGGTTATCAGTTGAGATTTAATGATGTGGTTGAAAAGTTCTTGATGGACGATGAAGGCAATCTAATAGTCAACGCCAAGCAGATTAATGAAAAGGGCGAAGAGGTGGAAGGCATGGGCTTTCTAGACATCGAAAGAAAAGATCCAGAGTTTATGGAATATGCCCAAAGAACGGTATGGCCTTACGTTAGGTCTTTTAGTTTTGCAGACCCACTTAAAGTAATCGCTATTGAACTGTTTGGATTAAAGATGGAACAATGTTATGGAACAGACGAAGATAAAAATACCCCTGTAAACATTAAGTGGGAAAACATGCTCAGCACCACAGATAAAACCGGATTTATGACAGCTAGAGAATTCTTGCAATGTTTTGGTACGGATGTTTGCAGAAAAATCAAAGACGATATTTGGGTTGCAAGCTGTATTAGCAGGATGCTAACCAGCGGAACAGAACTGGCTATAGTTCCAGACATTCGATTTCCAAACGAAGTGGAAGCCATACAAAAAGCTGGTGGTAAAGTTATACGCTTAACCAGATCACCACACGAAGATGAACACCCAAGCGAAACATCACTAGATAACCATAAAGGATTCGATCATGTTATAAACAACAAAGATATGAACATAGATGAAACTAACATGGACTTACTCAAAACACTCAGGGAATGGGGATGGCTGAAAACCAAAAGCTCATAAGTATACCGTGGGACGCACGGATGGTTGAACAAGCACAAACAAAAGCAAAAAAATTAGGGAGAATAAATAACTCAATATTAAAAGGCGGTGGAAACGCTGCTGGATATCTTGGAGAAGAAGCGGTGGCCGCTTACATTGGCGCAAAAATAACCAGTTGCAATAAAGGTAGTGACAAGTACGACTACGATATTGTAGCTAAAGACGGTCGCAGAATAGAAGTAAAAACAAAACGAAGAACAGTCAAGCCTTTAGATTATTACGATGTTTCAGTCGCAAAAACAAGTACACATCAAAGGCCAGATTTATATATTTTTGTAAGTATACATTTTGAAAATATGACGATGGAAGCGGGAAAGCGCATTTATCGTGGTATTAAAGATATTTCGATAGTAGGGCAGGCAGAGCCTGAAGATTACTTTGCTAGAGCAAAGATTTGGAAAAGCGGCGAAATTGATAATAGAAACGGTTTTAAAACTCACGTAGATATGTACAACTTGCCCATATCGGAAATTGACCCATTAGATGATAGTTTGTTACCACAGAAGCAGTAGTCTTGGAACTTTAGAATTTTGTCAGCAAAAGTACTTTTTGCAATACAATCTTTCCTTCAAGGATAAAACCAACAAAAAGGCCTTGATGGGAACTATAGTTCACAAGGTTATGCAAACTCTTGGAGACAAGAAGATTGCAATGAACAAAGGTCTTGACGTTGTAGAAGATGACGAGACAGGAAAAACGCTAACCCTTAAAGAGTGCGATGACTTAAAGCTGTTAAACGACTTGGCTTTCGATTACTACTCATCTAGCTTTCCAGAAGTAAACATAACAGAAGCAGATAAGAGAACCTGTCTAAAGTGGGCAGAAAAAGCCGTGGCTTATGAAGGAGGAGTATTAGACCCAAGAAACCAAGAAGTGTTTGCGACCGAACTATTTTTTGACTTTGAAATAAAAAAACCTTGGGCAAAATATTCTTATGATCTTGGCGGCAAAACAATCGAGGGGTATCTATCAATCAAAGGAACGGTAGATCTCATATTAAAACAATCAGAAGATTACTACGAAATCCTAGATTATAAAACGGGCAAAAGAATAGACTGGGCAACAGGAGAAGAGAAGACATACGAAAAGCTTCAAAAAGATACGCAGCTTCTTTTGTATTATTACGCCCTAAGAAACATGTACCCAGAACGTGAGTTTTCAATCAGTATTTACTATATAAATGCTGGCGGCTTATTCTCGATGGCCTTCGACGAAGAAGACTACCAGAAAGCCGAAGACATACTCAGGAAAAAATTTGAACAGATAAGAAACACTCAACACCCCAAACTTCTATCTAATAAAAACGCCCACTGGAAATGCCAAAAGCTTTGCAAGTTCAGTGAGCCTTATAAAGATACAGGAAAAAGCCTGTGTCAACACATACGAGATGAAGTCATAAAAAAGGGTGTAAATCAAGTTGTTGAAGAGTACGGAAATATTGAAAAAATAACCACCTACGGAGACGGCGGTGGAAGATTAGCGGATAAGAAAAAATGAATTGGACACCTCTACACTTGCATACGCACTACAGCCTCCTAGATGGTCTCTCAAAGCCCTCACAGGTTGCCTCACGGTGCGAAAAGCTTGGCTTTGAATCCTGTGCATTAACCGACCACGGCACTATATCGGGCGCTGTGGCCTTCACGCAGGCTATGAAGAAAAAGAATATTAAACCAATACTCGGATGCGAGTTCTACCTAAGCCAGCAAGATTGTACAATCAAGTCTGACAAAAATAGAAGCCTCAGTCATCTTTGCGTATTGGCTAAAAACAGGCAGGGTTGGGATAGTTTAATCCAAGCCGTGTCCAAAAGTAATGATGAAGAAAACTTTTATTATAGACCCCGATTAGATTTACAGACATTGGGTCAGTTTGCAAACGGTAATATCATTGCTTTTAGTGGTCATCTTGGAAGCGACTTGGCAAATGCTATATTTGCCGATGCAAAGTCGGCTTATAGTGCGCCCACAGAAGATGAGGCTAAAAGATATGTACATCCCGATTGGGTTGACAACGTATTGCTACTAGCAAACAAATACAGAGACATTTTTGGAAAAGATAATTTCTTTCTTGAAATTCAAGCCATAGATCAAGAAAACTCTCCTGCCGCATCTTTGGTTGTTCAGGGGCTAAGATATATAGCCAAAAAATATAAATTTGAAACAGTTGCTACAGCAGATTCTCATTATCCAGAAAAGCAAGACGCTGGAGATCAACTACTTCTTCTTTGCTCTGCAATGAAAACAACCCTGCGGGGAATTAAGAAGAGACTCCAAGAAAATGGCGATGTTGCCTTTGGTGGGTTTATGAAATCAAACAATTTTCATATACCTTCACTAGAAGAAATAGAGGCTGTAAACACATCTCATGAAATTGCAAACACAATGCAAATTGCAAGCATGTGTGAAGACTACAATATCCTTGGTAAGCCAATGCTTCCTAAGTTTAGTTGTCCTGAAGACAAATCAGAAGAAGAACATTTACGACAGCTTTGTAGAGATGGTTGGCTTTCCAGACTAGCACCAACAGGCAGGGTTAACACCCAGTCAGCAAAAGATTTATATACAGAAAGAATTAAAGCAGAGCTTGATGTAATTAGTGATGCCAATTTGTCTGGCTATTTTTTAATAGTAAGAGATATTGTAAACAGTGTTCACAGCAAGAATCATATTCCGGGGCCGGGAAGAGGTTCTGCTGCCGGATGTTTAGTATCATATTTAGTAGGTATCACACAAGTAGATCCAATAGAATATGGATTAATCTTTGAGCGCTTTTATAATGCTGGACGAAATACGGATAATCACATATCTTTGCCAGATATCGACATTGATGTTCCCGCATCCAAGCGTGACGAAACAATTGATTATATACGAAATAAATACGGCTCAAAAAGGGTTGGTCAAATGGTTACATTTGGAAGGCTTCAAGGGCGTAGCGCCCTGAAGGAAGTTTTACGAATGAACGAGGCTTGTGGTTTTGATGAAATGAACACCATAACAAAAAGCCTACCACATGAACATGAAGTTTCTGACCAGTTAGCAGAGATGGATGACCCATCGGTTATCAAATGGACACTAATGAATCAGCCAGAAACCATGCGAGACTATTGTAGATTAAATGACGATGGTGAGCTGGAAGGTGACTATTCTAAACTTTTTGCTCAAGCCATGCGGATAGAAGGAACCTTCAAATCACAAGGCAAGCATGCAGCGGGTGTCGTTATATCTTCACACAGCTTAAATGAAGTTTGCCCGATGGTAAGAGACAAGAAGGCTTCAGAAAAAATAGCAGGGATGGAAATGAACGACTTAGAAGCTATGGGTCATGTTAAGTTTGACATATTAGGTATTTCTTTACTAGATAAAATCATGGGAGTTAGGGATCAACTCGAAGATAACAATGTTTAAAAAAGAAGCAAAAAAAAGCTACAGGCAAAGAGTAAAAGACAAAATCCAAAATGGAAGATACGAGGAATATAAAGGTCTTTCCATTTGCAAAATAAACGACTATTACCCTTTAGCAAACGGAAAAATAAAGTACCAAGTACACTCACACTTTTTTAGTGATTTGTATGAGGATGTTGAATTGGCGTTAGACAAATTTTTTGAGATTAGAAGGAAGATAAAATGAACTATAGGGATATTATTGTTTTTGACTTTGAGACTGGCTCACGCAATCCCGATAAGACACAACCTGTGCAGATTGCAGCGGTTGCTATTCACGGTAGAAAATTGACAGTTCAACCAGAGGGTTATTTTGAAAGCCTTATAAAGCCAATCTTCGATGACGAAGAGGCTATTGAAAAGGGTTTAGACCCTATTGAGGACGAGGCTTTAGCGGTTAATGGTAAAACCAGAAAAGAACTAGCAAAAGCTCCCTCGGCTAAAACTGTCTGGAAGAAGTTTGGCAACTTCGTAAACAGGTATAATTTCAAGGGTACTCCTTACTACGCACCCATTGCAGCCGGTTATAACATAGTTGGGTTTGATATGCCGATTGTACAGCGTATGTGCGACATGTATGGCCCAACGGATAAAAAGACGGGCAAGCAAACCCTGTTTAATAAAATCCACCGAATTGATGTAATGGATAGTGTTTGGATGTGGATGGAAAACAATGCCGACATTAATTCGCTTAGCATGGACTCAATGCGTGATTTATTTGGAATGAGTAAGGAGAATGCTCACGATGCTTTACAAGACGTAAAGGACACAGCAAATCTAATGATAGGTTTCATGAAGCTCCACAGGCGTATCGCTCCAAAAATTAAATTTGAAAAGGCTTTTGCAGATGGAAACTTGCACATATAAAAACGTTTGGGATGATCTTAACACATACGAAAAAACTGGATGGAGACAAGTTCTAGCCCACCTTCCGTGGCTGAAGCCTACTGACACCTTTCCTTTAATTAGCGATATAGTACTGCCAAATGAGTTAACAGCCTTTTATCAGTTTGGTATATACACCGGCAAAAGCGTTATCGTATCCCTCGATGCAATAAAGCAGGCTGGTAAAAAAATTGATATCGCTTATGGGTTCGATTCTTTTGAGGGGTTGCCAGAAAGAACAAACCAAGAAAGAGATGAGGTAGTTAAAAAGCATGGAGAGTATCTGTGGAAAGCTGGAGACTATAGTTCTGACGAACTTTATGGCGTAGAGGATTCTAGGGATTTTCTACAAGGCATGTACGATAAATATCTCGACACGCCAATTAAGCTAATAAGAGGGTGGTATGAAGATACCTTAAACAAAGAAACCTTTGAAAAATACAGCCTTAAGAAAGCAGCCTATATTGATATTGATGTTGACACCTATGACTCATGTGTTGAAGTTTTAGATTTTGTTTTTTCCGAAGGCATAGCCGTGCATGGAACTATTCTTGGTTTTGATGACTGGGGAGGAACGCCCGGATGGGAAACTATGGAAGAAGGCGTATCTAAAGCTTTAAAAGAGTCTATTGAGAAGCACAACATTAACCTAGAAGTCATATGTCGTGTTGGTGATACTTACCCACAAGTTCAAGCAGTATTTTTGGTAAAATAAAATGGAAGCCTCAAAATTTGATATTCTTAGCCTTGAGTTTGAAGACAAAAAAGCTTGGGATTTAATATGCTCAGGAAAAACTAAAGGTGTTTTTCAACTAGAGAGCAATCTAGGTAAATCTTGGGCTAAGAGAGTTAAGCCAAAAAACATAGAAGAGCTTGCCGCTTTAATATCAATCATTAGACCGGGAACATTGAAGGCTATTCAAGATGGCAAGTCAATGACTCAAAGGTTTGTTGATCGTAAAAACCTTAAAGAGGACATAACCTATCTTCACCCTTCCTTGAAACCCATACTAGAAGGAACTCAGGGGGTTCTGGTTTACCAAGAGCAGTCCATGCAGATTGCTCAGCAACTTGCGGGCTTTAGCCTTCAGGAAGCCGATAATCTTCGTAAAGCCATCGGCAAGAAAAAAGCCGACTTGATGGCGAAGGTTAAAACACAATTCCTAAAGGGTTCGATTAAGCAGGGAGTCTTAACACAGGAAGAAGCAGAAGAGATCTTTAGCTGGATTGAAAAATCTAGCAGGTACGCCTTTAATAAATCTCACGCCGTTTCTTATGCTATATGTGCATACTGGAGTGCTTACGCTAAAGCTCATTATCCGGTTCAATTTTATTGTAACTATCTTCTCCATTCTTCTGGCAAACCTGATCCACAGCGAGAAGTGAAAGAGCTTGTTAATGACGCAAAGAATGGTGAAATATATATAAGTCCACCATCCATAAACGCTATTAACACCAAGACTGACATCATTGATAATCAAATACATTTTGGGCTTGTTGATGTTAAGTCTGTTGGCTTAAAGCAAATAGAAAAGTTTAAATCTGTAATCATTGGTATTGAAGAAGAAAAAAACGGGAAGCCTTTATCAGACTGGTCATGGTATGAATTCTTAGTGCTAGCATCCCCAAACGTTAATTCAAGAATGTTAATCGCCTTAATATCTATTGGCTTTTTCGCCCACCTGCCAGAATCAAGACAGCAAATGCTTGATGAGTTTGATACTTGGAGCAGCTTGACAAAAAAAGAGCAAGAATGGGCAGTAATTCACCATGCTGAATATAATAATCTTATAGAACTACTAACAGCTATGGCTCCAACAAAAAAAGAAGGAGGAGCCACATTTAATTCAAGAAGATCAGACACAATTAAAGATCTATTGATTCAAAGTAAAAACCCGTCCTATTCATTAAAAGATGAGCCTGAGTGGGTCATAAGAACTGAAGAGAATTACCTTGGTGTTGCCTTAACTTATTCAAGGATTGAAACCTACGAAACCAATCTAGCAAACACCACAATAAAAGAATTCTCTGACGGCAAAAGAGGCGACATAAAAATGGCCGTCACTATTTCAGAAGTTAAAAAATACATTACCAAAAAGGGGAAGATGCAAGGATCAGAAATGGCCTTTTTATGCGTAGAGGATCATACTGGAACCTTAGATACAGTCACCGCATTTTCAGAAAAGTGGAGAGAGTACAAAAACGTTTTGTATAGAGGTAACAATATTATATTGGTGGGTCAAAACTCTAAGAACAAAAGATATCAAGTTAATGATGGGTTTATCATTGAAAGCGTAATAGAACTCAATTGACTCACACTGAGTTACCCCTTATGATTAAATAAAATTGATCCTTTAACAGCAAGGAAAGTTCATGAACACTATTTCAAATTATTGTCGCTTCATTGGAAGGCTAACGGCTGATCCAAAAATTGTCGAATTTGAAAACACAACGCTGTGTACATTTACACTGGCAATTAGCGAATATAGAAAAGAAAAAAACGGCGAAAAAAAGAAGAGTGTTAATTTCTTTGATTTTGAAGCTTGGGACTCAGGTGGGGAAACAATAGAAAAATACTGTGTTAAGGGTGACATTATTGACTTAGTTGCCTCCGCAAGAAATAATTCTTGGATTGACAAAAATGGCAACAAAAGGTTCTCAACAAAATTCAGGGTCAAAGAGTTCAAACTCTTTAACACCACAAGAGAAAAACAAGAACAGTCCAGCTAACTGGAAAGCGTTAGATCAAAAAGAGCTTGAAGAAAAGCTAGTTCATTCTCATTATGGATTAGTTGTTTCTCAGGCTCTTTATTTTTTGGATGATCCCAACTTTGAAGACTATATTCAAGCAGGTCTTATTGGTCTACTCAAGGCAATTAGAAACTACGATAAGAAGAAGGCTGAATTTAGTGCTTATGCGTTAGTGTGTATAAGAAACCAAATTAATAACCTAAATAAAAAATCAAAAAAACATGCAGTAAAAAATTCTAGGAATGTCACTGAGCAAGATAAGCAGTATAATAAAGAAGAGACTTTAAACGAGTGTATTCCAGAGTTTTTATCAGAAGAAAACAAATTCATAATTAAGCTCAGGATTCAAGGCTACACAAATTCTGAGATATCTGATTTTATGTCGTGTTCTAAAGACGAAGTAAAAGAAAAGATAAGGCTAATTATAAAGCTGTTGAAAGACTACAACGAATGAGAAAAAAAAGAATACTCTTCTGTGGCGAAGCTACATATCTTAACACTGGCTATGCGACCTATCTTCGTGAGGTTATGAAACGACTTCATGCAACAGAAAAATATGAACTAGCTGAGTTTGCAAGTTATGGAGAGCAAAAAGACCCCAGATCAAAAACTATACCTTGGAAGTTCTACGGCAATTTACCAGATGATGAAAGTCAACAAGAACGATATGACTCATTACCAACCAATCAGTTTGGTGAATGGAAATTCGAGTCTGTACTTCTAGATTTTCAACCAGATATAGTATGTGATATACGAGACTTTTGGATGTTTGAACATCAAGAAAGGTCTCCCTATAGGCCGTATTTTCATTGGGTTATTATGCCGACCGTTGACGCTGCGCCTCAAAACGAACAGTGGTTATCAACGTTTGAAAGCGCCGATGCCGTCTTTAGCTATTCAGACTGGGGACACGAAGTTCTCAAAAAAGAATCAAACGGAAGTATTAAATGCTTGGGTTCTGCCCCGCCTTCTGCCGACGCAGCCTATGTTCCAGTAGAAGACAAAGGTAAGCACAAAGAAGACATGGGGTTTGATGAAAACATTAAGTTTGTCGGTACTGTCATGAGAAACCAAAGAAGGAAATTGTTTCCAGACCTCTTTGAGTCTTTCAGGAAATTTCTTGACACAAGCGGAAGACAAGACGTTTGGCTGTATTGTCATACAAGTTTTCCAGATTTAGGCTGGGACATACCAAAGCTATTATTAAAACACAACTTATCAAGCAAGGTTGTCTTCACTTATATTTGCAACACTTGTGGTCACACCTTCCCATCCTTCTTTTCTGATGCTAGAAGAAAATGTCAAGGCTGCGGGGCTTTTGCGGCAGGTTTAGCAAGCGTGCAAAAAGGCGCATCTTACGAATACCTCGCCAACATCATGAACCTTTTTGATCTTTATATACAGTATGCCAACAGTGAGGGCTTTGGTCTTCCTCAAGTAGAAGCCGCTGGATGCGGAGTTCCCGTCATGAGTATTGATTACTCAGCCATGTCTAGCGTTGTTAGAAAGCTTGGTGGAACACCACTAACGCCAAAAACCGTTTATAACGAGCTAGAAACGGGATGCGATAGAGCAGTTCCCGATAATGATTACACAGCCCAAAAAATGGAAGAGTTCTTTAGTCTAAGCGACGAAGACCAAAAAAGCCTAGGAAGAAACTCAAGGCTAAACTTTGAAAAATATTACCAATGGGAAAAAACGGCTAAAAAATGGGAAGACTATTTTGACTCAGTTGAAATAAAACCAGACGAAGAAACTTGGAAATCTCCAGCCCGAATACACCAACCGTCTACCAATGTGCCAGCAGGATTGTCGGCATCTCAGTACGCAAGGTGGTTAATTTCTGAAGTACTGGGAGAACCCGAAAAGCTAAACACGTTTTTTGAATCAAGACTAATAAGAGACTTGAATTATGGAATGTTTGTCATGGGTACAGGAGAGTCTTATCTCAATGAAGACTCCTATAAATTCGTAAGACCGCAATTTGAAAAATTTGAAAAAGAAGATGCCTACAAAATGATGGTTAATTTGTGTAAGAGACGCAATCAGTGGGAATCCATAAGAAAAGAAAATATTAAATGAAAGTTTTGTATATAGGTTGCTACAGAGATGGTACTGGCTGGGGACAAGCCGCTACAGATTATATCTTGGCGATGGACGCTGCTGGGATCGACGTGGTTCCAAGGCCAATCAAGCTCAACTCCAATCAAATACAATTACCGGAGAAAATCAAGGAGCTAGAAAAAAAAGATAGTTCCGGTTGTAATATCTGCATACAGCACACCCTTCCCCACTTAATGGAATACAGCAACAGGTTTGATAAGAATATAGCTCTTTATGCGACAGAGACTAGCAACTTCATTGACTCTGGATGGTCTAGAAACATAAACCTAATGGATGAAGCATGGGTTATAAACAACCAAATGGTAAAGTCGTCTCAAAACAGCGGCGTAAACATACCAATAAAGGTTGTTCCTCACGCTTGTGACTTCGATAAGTTTACCAGAAGCTACAAACCATTTGAGCTATCGTCCATAGAGAACACCTTTACTTTTTACACAATAGCCGATTTTAACAAAAGAAAAAACCTAGAAGCATTTATAAAAGCTTTTCATGCTGAATTCGATCCTTCGGAACCAGTTTCCATAATGATTAAATCAAGCAAATATGGACTAACCGAAGAGCAGGCCGCAATGAAGGTTAGAGATCTTTGCAATCAAGTCAAAACAGGTCTTAAGAAATTCAAAAACCTAAATGACTACAAAGAAGACTTAATAATTACGAGTTTTATTAGTAATGAAGATATTTGCAGACTACACAGATTTGGAGACTGCTTTGTAATGCCTAGCTACGGGGAAGCTTGGTGTATACCCGCTTTTGATGCTATGGGCTTTGGCAACACTCCTATTTGTACAAATATTGGAGGCATGGCAGATTTTATAGGTCATGCTGGATTCCTCGTGGAGGGTGTTATGGAGCCTGTTTGCGACATGCTTGATACTTTTCCAGCCTTGTTTACAGGAAATGAAGACTGGTGTTCGGTCAGTATTCAAGGATTAAGGGAATGCATGAGACATGCTTATGAGAGCCAAGAAGATTTAGGAAACATGAAAGAAGCGGGATTAAAGCGAGTATACGAATACTCACATGAGAATATTGGTAACTTAATAAAGGGTTTGTTGAATGACGTTAGTTAGTCCGGTAGCTCAGATCATTAGGGCCGCTACAAGAGGGCCAAACGAGAAGTTAAATATTCTCACCTTCCCTACGCATGAACGATATGAAACCATGCTTGCAAAGACTGGTCATAATTTCTATGCATATCGCGGGGAAGGCATTAAAGACTGGAACGATACTTACGCTAAAACCCCAGACAATTATGTGTTACTAGACCCAGCACTGGGCGACAATCAAATTCCAGAATATGTAGATTTTGATTTAGTGCTTTCACAAAACAAATTTGGTCAATATCAAAAAGCCAAACAGTTTGCTCATGAGCTGCATTTACCATTAGTTAGCTTGGAACATACACTTCCAATGCCAGAATGGGATGAAAATATCATGGGTCAAGTAAGAGAGATGAGAGGTGATATTAATGTATTCATCTCAGAATATAGTATTGATGCTTGGGGATGGCAAAATAGAGTTCAAAGCTTCCTCAATCATGACACTTTTGTGATTACTCATGGTGTAGACACTGACTTGTTTTGCCCGAAAGACGGCGAAAGAAGTGACGAAATATTATCGGTGGTTAATGACTGGATAAACAGAGACTGGTGTTGTGGCTTTAGGGTTTGGCAAGAAGTAATACAAGGACTACCTCACAAGGTGGTTGGCGATACTCCGGGTTTGTCTGAACCAGCCGCTTCAATCGAAGGGCTTGTCGCCACCTACCAAAACAGCAGGATATTTTTGAACACATCAACTATATCCCCAGTTCCGACAGCCTTAATGGAAGCAATGGCTTGCGGTTGCGCGGTTGTATCTACCGCAACTTGTATGATCCCAGAGGTTATACAAAATGGAGTTAATGGATTTATAACAAACAATGTTGGAGAAATGAAACAGCATCTTGTAGATCTATTAAACGATGAAGACATGGCAAAAGAGATTGGTGAAAACGCCAGAAAAACAATTACAGAGAGGTATTCAACGAAACAGTTTGTTGAAAATTGGAATGGCCTATTAACAAGCTCGGCAAAAATAGTATTTAAGGGATAATATGAAAATCAGAATCACTGTTGGCGACAATCAAAAACTCAGCGGGTATACAAACATAGACCCCATAACGAAGTTTGACGATCTGGCTGTTGATATTCGCAACCTCGATGAAATTGTTTCAGACGCAGAATGCGTAGAAATACTTTCCGATGACGTAATAGACTACCTTGAAAAAGAGCAGGCTATGCAAAGCATGTCCCACTGGATTAAAAAATTGAGGCATGGCGGTAAAATAATAGTAACATCAATAGATGCGCATGAAGCTGCTAGATCCTTCTACAGAAAAGAAATAGACCTAGACACCTTTAATAAAGCTGTTCATGGAAGTTTTACCCAGCCTTGGGATGTAAGACTTAGTCAAACAACTCTAGAAGAGCTATCTAGTTTTCTTGAATCAAACGGTCTACAAGTTACAAAAAAAAGAGTTAATGGGATTAAATTAATAGTGGAGGCACAAAGACCATGAGCGACCAGTTAAATACAGACAATTGGGAACAAGTACAACCCGAACAAAAGACACTAACAACATCCTGCAAGGATTGTATATTTTCCATTAAAGAAGATAAGCTGCAAACAGGATGCTCATTTGGAAGAGTAGAAGCATATTCCAATAGAGGTGTAAACATCATAGAAGCAGAAGATTTAGAGGAAAACGAATTTTTTGTATTGGAAACTTGGTGCAGCGCCTACAGGGAAGAGATTTGGAAAACAGCCCATGAAGGTGAAGATCTAAATGAAGCCATACAAAAAGAGCTAGACCCTAAAGTTCAGTTTATTGTTATAATCCAAGATACACTAGACGGATTACAGAAAACTATAGATTCAGCGCTAAATCAAGAAATGTTTTCTTCAAAAAGGCTGATATTTGTTAATAATAGCGATCTTTCTTATTTTGAAGTCATAACAAAAATCAACGAAGTTGTTCCAGAAGGAACAGACTATAGAATTCAAGATATTAGAGGAGAACTCAGTGATCTTGAAGTGATCGACGAAGCTTTTAATAATGTCTCAAATGGATACTATACGGTATTAGAATCTGGAAAAGAAGCTCCACCAGACCTTATTAAAAGACTGTATGATGCAATAAATATAAAAATTGAAAAAGTAGGATATGTTGAACCTACAGATGGGGTTAGTGGAATGACAGTGCAAGCAGTTCTCCATAAGTTTTTATACGGAAACAAAGGTGCTTCCTTAAAAACAAAGTTAGAAGACGGGGAAGTTGCAGATAAAGTTAAAGAGGGAAACTCTCTAATTAGAAACTGGAATGAAATTTAATGACATTACCAACAGTTACTATACTAATAGCCAACTATAACGATGAAGAATATCTCGACATTGCTATAGAAAGCGCTATGAATCAAGACTATCCCGGCTCGTTAAATATCTGTATTGTAGATGATGGCTCTACAGATGGCTCTTGGGGGGTTATTGAAACCTACATTAAAAACCCCGCCAAAGACACGGCTCAAACAAAGCTGGACGTAACCTTCTCTCGAAGTGCGGGGGGAAGGTTTGGCAACACAAAAGTATACGCTATTAAAAACGAAAACAGTGGCCCAAGCGAAGCTAGAAACGTGGGTATTAGATACATGATGGAAACAACAGACATATTTGCCATCTTGGATTCTGATGATGAGATGTACGAAAATAAAATATCTGAATGCATACCAATTTTTGAACGGGGTGAGGGTATGATCGGCGTAGTGTATGGAGACTACGACACAGTACATACAAACACGGGAAAAATTATTAGAGAGTACAAAGAGCCATTTAGTAGAAATAGACTATCGCAAGAATGTATTGTGCATAGTGGATCTTTGGTGTCTAAGGAAGCCTTAGAAGAAGTCGTAGAAGAAACTGGATACTACGATAAAACAATGAGAACTTGTGAAGACTATGATCTTTGGATGCGAATAAGCGAAAAATTTATTATAGCTCATGTTCCAAAAGCCTTAACGAAAGTAAGGGTTACTGGAGACAACTCCTCCTTTATTGTCAATCAAGAAGTTTGGCAGCAAAACTGGAGAAGGGTTATGGAAAAAATGCAAGCAAGAATAAATGCCAAATAGGTTTACAACAACAGTAAAAAAGATAGGGGCTGGAACAGTTCCAGAAAAGCCGCTAACGGTCATAATACCAGTAGCTGGTATGGGTCATAGAATGAAATCCTATGGCCCAAAATGCTTACTGCCTGCAAACAAAAAAGAAACGATATTGGAGAAAACAATCTCTAATATTGAAAGAGAATATCCCTACTGTGACATTATTGTTGTGGCTGGTTTTGAATCAGAGAAAGTGATCAAAATACTACCGAGTAAAGTAAGGGTAGTTGAAAACCATCAATATGAATCAACCAATATTGCTGAAAGCATAAGAATTGGAATAAACGCAGCAGCTAATAAACATCTTCTTATTGTTTATGGCGACTTGGTATTTAATGTTTACTCCATAAGAGACATAACATCAGATGGCCCATGTGCAATTGTAGACTCTAAAGAAAGATTCAAAGAAGACGAAGTGGGGGTAACGGTAGTTGATGAAAACATCACTAATTTTGCCTACGGCCTTCCAAGAAAATGGTCTCAAATAGCCTACTTTGAAGGCAAGTCTTTTGATATTTTAAAAGATTTATGTTCAGACAAAAGAAAAAGTAAACTATATCCTTTTGAGCTGTTTAATATAATCATCAACAGCGGCATAGTAATGAAAGCAAAAGAGCCATCCGGCATGCT